ATACTCACGGTGGCGTTGAGTCTGGCGGCTCCAACACGACTGGTCCTCAATGATATATAAGGTAAGGATTTAAGATGTTCTCTCTCGATTCGCTAAACATGCTTCCTACAGGCGCACTCGCGTCTATATCTGATTTCTTCACAGCCAAGTCTGAAGATAAGGCAGCGGAGCTATCCTCCGAGAAAGCACGCAAAGACCGTCTAGAAGGTAAGGTAGAAGTTGATACTACTACTGAAGGTAAAACAGTAACTACACTGAAGAACACTCTTGATAGTATTCAAAAGTATGCGGGCCTTGCGAAGTCTGCGTTGTCTACTGCAAAGATGATTCAGGATTTAATTTCTGCGGGTGAGGAAGTTTTCCAACAAGGTTCTGTTGCAGCAGGAACATCTGTAAGTGTGGATAGCGTTGGTAACATGAACCAAGAGCTTGAGGCTCAGATGGGACCAGACATCAAGCCAGAGATTTCCCAACAACTAGAGCTAGAGAAGAGCAAATCAAACTCAAAGATTGCTACTTTGAAGGTTGAGCTTGACGAGAATCTGGAGACCCTAAACCAAGTAAATGATGTCTTAGCCAAGAGAGCTTCGGGAGAACTTCCTAATCCCGTCGTCAATGTTTCTGCGATGGAGTCCGCTCTTAATAAAATTGCGGACGAGTTCGGCGCTACATTATCTGGAGTCGCATCTGGCCCTCAGATTGATGAGCTAGTTCAGAACTTTAGAGACACTGTATTTAAAACCGCGAACACTAACCTTGAAAACTATGAGAAGTTTGTAAACAACAAGTTAGTCGTTCCGTACCATGAGAACCGCGCTCGGTTAGACATCATTAAGGCTCAGGTTCTAGGCATTAAGGTTGAAGACGAGGAGAAGCCACCTATCTTTGATACAGTCTTCGGTCCTCCTGTGTCCACTCAAGGCCGTTATATTCTTTCAGAGGACGGTATCTACTACGACTCACGAAGCGGTAGTATTCCTCACATTACGGCGCGTAAGATTGATTCTATCTCTTGGCAGCTTCGATACGAATCAAACCGTGGCGGTCAAGGACACGCCTTTACCGATAAAGATGCCCAGAGGTTTGCGGAGACTATTCTCTCTGATGATTACAAGAACGAGACCCAGAAGGTAAAGGATTTCTACAGGTATGACGATGTTCTTCGCAACATGGTCAACGATAGAGAACTTCAAGTTGCTGATGTCTCAGGAAAGATTGCTGACCTGCTTTCAAACGGGTACACAGAAGACTCAGCAGTCGTAAAGAACTACAAAGAACGCTACGCGGGCGTAGCGCATACATATGACCGTAAGATTAAGAAGCGTAAGAAGCAGCTTCAGGTCGCCGCTCTTTTCGGCCCTTACGATGTAACTACTAGCGGTGACCCTCGCGGAGAAGGTCTATTCTATAGAATATTTAACAAAGAGATTCCTTCTTTCATTGACAGTATCTGCGGCGACGAGAACAAGGTAGAGGCCATTAGCTTCGGAACTGTTCCCGAGTCCGAAATTGAATTCATTCCGCGTATCCCTGTAAACGATTTCAGGTATCTGAAGGAGCTTGGGATTATTCCTGAGATTGAAGCTCAGAAAGAGGTTATGCTTCACTCATCGGACCTCGATGATACTACCTCACCTATTACTCCTATCTTCTTAGAGCAAGGCCCTGGAGCTAAGTATGAGGTAATTCCAGAACTTAGCCTAGCCCCTTACGGAACCGCTGACTGGCTAAACACCTCAGGGGATGCTGATTTTTCCGGTACAGTCGCATACCTTAGAACACTAGATGACGACATCGTAACAGATAATCTGGTCGTATGCTACAACTTCTTGGAGCCTGAGGCGGCGACTACTCCTAGCTCCACCAACTTCTCCGTAAGAAACTACGCAAATAAGGGCTACCCTTTAAACGCAAAACTAGTGGGAGACGCCGATTCAATCTTTGTTTCCGGTGTAAGCATTCCTTACTTACAGGGCTCACTGTACCGCCCAGACCTGAAATACGGACTTCGATATTCACACCTCCCTCAAGGCTCGTATGTGCGTCTTCCGAATAACTACAAGGACAACGCACCCTACCCTGGTTCACAGCCGCTTGACGATTTAATGTATAACAAGCAGGGGTGGAGTATGGATTTCTGGGCGTACACCCCAGACCTATCTTCAGGTATGACGGTAGACCACAGGTACAAGCTTGTAGCTGCTAACGAGAACTGTGGAGACCCGATTACCTCTACATTCTCAACTTCTATCTTTACTACTGGTGATTCTGACCCTAACACTTACGCAGTGAGAAAGGGAAGGACCAGAGGTATGATTATCGGATGGAGAGACAAAGGCGAGCCTGGAACTAGCGTCTCGAACGGCCTGGAGTTTGTTGTTCTTCCTACCGTTGCTCAAAACAATGAGAAGTGGGGAAAGAGCGTTGTCATCGCTGAAGAAGTTAGCGGCATGGGAACTGACGCTGAGTGTCGAGTTGAGTTAGGTTTCAAAGTACCTGTGTCGGCTACAACTGAAAGCGGTTACACCATTGAACAAGCCGCAAGCGGGTTTACCCATTATAACATTACTTGCGACAGCGCAAAGGATGAGATAACTCTGTATGTAAACGGAGAGTTTTTAGCTTCGGCGCTGGTCAGCACTTCGTTCAGCGTTAACCCAGGTAACCCGTTGGGCATCCCTAGCAAAATTACCGAGGGGCATTATCATGAAGCGATTCCTCGTTACGGTGAAGCCCTGTACACTGGAAACTTACCAGACACTCCTATCTTCACTCCATGGATTCTAGGTGGCGGGTTTACTGACGGTATTGCCGATTCTCCGTTTATCCGACAAGGCGCTGTACCTTTCACCGCCAACCCAGGCTTCCTGGGAACCAATACCAATACCTCATACTTTGTGCAGGGCAGCTACGACTCATCAGGAGGTCCGATTGGACAACACTCAATTCTTACTCCTGGTAGTGAGGTCGCAGGACTAGGAGGTTTTGAGAAGACAGGAACGAATTATAAGCTGTCTCGAAGCGGTCTTGACGGTCACCTTGGAAGTTTCAAGATGTACTCAAAACCCCTATCTACAAACGAGGTCTCTAAGAACTACAAGGCACAAAGCCCATACTTCAATGGGATTGATACACCTCACAGACTAATCTAATGGTAAACAGCTTCGGAAGCAATACGAGAACTTATGGTGATGTACATTTCGTCACTCAGAAGTACGAGAAAACCGTAAAGGGATTACAGTTTCCTGTAAAGACTACCAATACAGGAGGAATGTTCTCTCGTAACTTCAACGAGGAAGCTATTAAGGACGGCCTGCTTCAACTTATCATGACGCAAAGAGGTGAGCGTCCGATGAGGTATGACTACGGAACAACTCTCAGGGCGTCCGTATTTGCACCTCTCGATTCCCAGACTGTCAGTGACCTTCGCAACTCAATTCAAACCGCGATAGAAAAATACGAGCCTCGCGTAATCATTCGTGAGCTTAATGTGGTTCCCGTAACTGAGAACTCTCAAATCAATGTTGAGCTTGTATTCTCTCCTAAAGACAATGTGTTCTTCTCGGACAGAATCGCGCTTACAGTAGACTCACAAGGAGTACGGATAAATGGCTAACGGAATACCTGGATTCAATCCCGCATTCGATTCGATTTATAACCCAAGTGGGTTTGATGGTCAGGTAACATCTGATTACCTGAGACTTGGAGGAATTCCTCTCCCGCTCAGAAAGGACCTGATTGATTTCTCTACAAATGATTTTGACGGGTTCAAGGAGAGCTTCAACAACTATGTCCGCGCGGTATACCCAGACGATTACACGAACTTCGTGGAGTCCGACTTGGGTCAAATGCTTACTGAACTGTTTGCATACATGGCATCTGTTCTATCGTACAAAGCTGATGCACTCGCTCAAGAGAACTACCTTGCAACTGCAAAGACTTCAGAAGGACTTCTTAAGCTTCTTGAGCTAATCGGTATTCATCTTCGCGGTCCTGTTCCTGCAAAGGCGACCGCCAAAGTTTCTATTACGAATCCTGCTGACGCGCTTACAACAGGAGATACCTTCACTATTCAGCAAGACGACAGAACTGTTGATTCTGTAAGCACTAGAGATAACCTTCCTCTTACCTACACTCTTTACAAAGTTGGCTCCAACGGCGATATTGATATGCAATCTACCGATATCGAGCTAACTTATAACGATGATTTTACCGCTGACGGGCTATCAGCAGAAGGACTTCTTCTTCTGGAAGGCAGAATGCAAACCGTTGAAGGCACCTTCGGCCAAGGGTATACCAATAAGAAGATAGATATTGATTTCCCTTCTATCGTAGAAGGCAGCATTATCGTATCTGCTGTTGACGGGTACTACACAGAAGTAGAGAACATCTGGTTCGCTTCCGCTGGTGCCAAGGTATTCCAACGAAAGAACAACGAAGACTACTCCTGCACGATTACTTTTGGTGACGGCACTGTAGGAAAGGCTCCTCTAGCAAACACCCCGTATGTTGTAATGTTTAGAACGGGCGGGGGTCTTCGTGGAAATGTAATCTCAAACTCGCTCAACAAAAGCGGTACAGGAAAGAAGAATATCTCCACGGATGTACAGTTCTCTGTCACTAACTCTACAGCAGGTACAGGCGGTGTAGACGCGCAGTCCCTCGAAGAAGCTCGTAGGTTTGGACCGATGTGGTTCGCTACACAATACCGCGCAGTTACAGGCCAGGACTATACCGCATTCGCCAATAAGTTCAGAAGCACCGCAGGTAAGACAGGTAAGGGTTTAGCGGTACTTCGCGATAACGGTAGTGCAGGTAACATGATTGATATTTATGTTCTTCAGAAGGCGACCGACAATCACCTTGAGCGTGCGTCTTTTGAGTTCAAGAAAGAGATGCTTGATTACCTGAACCAATATCGAATGCTTACTGACGAGCTTACTCTTGTTGATGGTGTTGTGCGTACTTTAGATTTGGCGAGCACTTTGTACATTGACCGTACCCAGAAACTTTCCGCAGAGGATGTAAAGAGACGGGTTGGAGATAGAATCTTAACTTTCTTCTCCACAGATAGTAGAGACTTCGGCAACCCTCTTATTCTATCTGAGCTAGTGAATTATGTGCTAGAGGACCCCGGTGTTCGGTACTTCTCGATTGATAACTACGCCGACGATATTCATGTGGACTTCAACGAGATTATTCAGCTAAATAACATAGAGCTTAAGGTTCAATTTGTCTGATGAGTCACCCTCCTACAAACAAGCATAATTACATTGAGATTGTAAACAGAGGTGTTCCTGAGTATTACAGGGAGGCCGATTATGCATTGTATGGGTCGGAAGAAGATATCAGCCTCGCGTTCCTAGGTAACATACTTAAAGCAGCACTTCACAATGACCTTTTGTTTGATGTAAGCGGTAAGACCAAGGAAGAGGTGGCAGAGTTCTTCGTTCCTGAGAAGAAGACTTATGTCACTTCACGGTCTTTTGAGGATAAAATTCTAGTTGCTTATGGGCTATCCTTAGACGACTTTGCCACTAAATCAGACCTCGTTACTTGGGTATCCTCTACGCTGCTTCCTGATATTGAACTTAACGCTCCTACAGGTTTCTACAGCCAATTGTCTTCTTATGCGTTTGGCACCTATAGTAGCATTGAATTAGTTCATGAGTATCTGCTGGAGCACCTCGGCCTATTTTACATCTTAGACACTTCAACCTTACAAGGTGGTTCCGCCTCCTCCTGTGGCTCCGCCGTTATGGTGGAGTATTTCGTGAACGGGTTTTATGGAGGAGGAGAGGCTACAGAGCAGCAGGCGCTTAACGCCTTGTTCAGGTTCTTCTGGGAGAACCGAGAGGGAAGCACTTTCTACGGTTCGTTCTTCCCGCAGATGTTTAGTAAGACTTCGGCCCAGATTTCGGGGGACCCGTACCTGTCAGGCACTCAAATGTTCGATTCTATTCAAGCGCATTTAGAGACCTGGACAGACCAAAGACTAAAAGACCATGAGTTCTTCAAGGCATCTTTAAGTGCCTTGCTAACAAACACAGGAGTATTCCCTACTAAGCTACGAGATGCGGGACCGTTCCAGAGATTCCTTAAAGCTATCAGTTTAGGTATTGCGGATGCGAGCCTTTTGATTGAGGAGCTTGCAGACCTTCTTAGTATTGACGAATGCCCTGAGAAGTTCCTGGAGCTTCTTGCGAATAACATCGGATGGCAGCTTCTAACCGGAGACTACCAGAAGTGGAGAGCGCAGCTAAGAAACGCGGTCCTACTTTACAAGTCCAAGGGAAGTGTTCTTGGCCTAGAGGCGGCGTGCAAACTTATCTTCCCTGATGGTATCTTTGAAGCTAGTAGCGTAGTTGAGACTTGGGAATCTTATATTCCCAAGATGCTTTACTACATGATTAAGACCTCATCGTTTATTGCCAAAGAAGGTCTAGAGTTTGAGGACAAAGCAATAACCTTTGAAGGTTCTTGGCCGGAAGATGTACGCTTCAATCAAGCACCGAAAACCTTCATCAACGCGAAGGATACAAATTATAGATTCCTAGTTGACGGCATTCTTGAGCGTTTCCACAATAGATACGAAGGCATTCTTATTAATGGTGTAGACTTCAGAACTCTGCCTATGTGGGATTGCCTCCCTATAGTAAACGGACAAAGAGGATTCGCTCACAGAAATTACCCTGAAAACAACTCACAGTTTCTTGTAGCCGTACCTCCCTGGGAGAAGTACGGTTTTTATAAAGAGTGTGAGATTGATGAAGATAGGCTAGACTTCTTCTGCAAGATTCTGTCAGGTAGCCGAGAAGAGTTCGGCTTTGAGGTTGACCAGTATATTGTTGACGAGTTCAGGACGCTGGTTCTTACTCAACTAAACAAAGTGTACGCTCTGTCGGGTGACCCAATTTACTCTGAGAACAACAAGTTTAGGTTCTTCACGGAGGAGCACCAACTTCCACCGAACTACTCCAGCTTCGTAACCTACGGCAACGCAAGCTCACTAGAAGACTTCGATACTTGGAACACTAAGGGCTCACACCTATTTGCTGCCTTTGATGCTAATGCTATTGAGTACACCGTAGGAGGGTACGACACTTTCAAGAACAAAGCTGCACTTGAAACATATCGAGATGTGTTACGACAGTTCGTTCCTCTACATGCTGTTGTTCGCATTCTTTTATACCTCG